TCGCATCAGCGCCCGGAGTAGCTCCCGGCAGGTTACTCGCAAGAACTGCCCGTGTTTTTGCCCCGTAACCAGAGTAAGCATTCTTATTGATTTTCTTAGCCTGCTCCAATATTCCAATAACCGCTTTGCTTGATTCGGCAACATCATCACTCTCTAACAATTCCTTTTGCAAAGTAACTGACATTGGGCCGGTCTTTCCACCATAAGGCTTGTTTTTGTCAAAATTCGGCCGTTCTCTGGAAAGACCTAAGTTTGCCTGCGATACGCCAAGTTGCCCTTGCGCGATCTTGTCGGCAAACGTCATTGTTTTAGCGCCTACAGACTTAAATCCAGCATCAGGATTGGCTGGGTCATATGCTCGCACATCTCCGCCAAAGTCTTTGAACTCCATTGGCTTCCATTCCATGCCAATCTGTGCAACTTGTTGCCCAAATTCGTCGATGCCTACTTTCATTGGTTTGCCGTTTATATTGATCGTTTCCACGTTCTTTACTTTTGCTCGGCCCAAGTCTGATGCTGATGCCAAGTCTTTAAGCCTGTCAAAAGGTACGCCTTGACGATATAAGCTCTGGAAATCAATCTTTCCCGGTTGACGTAAAGCAGGTACTTGTTGGCCAGTCTGCATTTCAGGAGGAAGCCCACTATCAGCAGGAAGACCCGCACCTAGTCCTTGTGGCACTTGCCCAGCACCAGACAAAAGTGAATTAATGCGGGCAGATTCAGCCTGCGCAGCTTTTTCTTGCGCTAGTTTCTGCTCACGCTCTTTTGTTTGTGCCTCATATTGCGCCAACTGAGCGCCCTGCAGCTTTTGTTGCATCGCCTGATTACGTGCCTGTCCTGATGCTTGCATGTACTGTTGTCCAGCGCCTCCCAAAGCATTGGCAAAGCCGCCGCGCTGTCCGGGCATCTTTTGCGCCTGAAGTAACGAGAGCGCAGCCGCCATCAGTCCCTGACCTTCGGCAGTCTCCAATCCCGGCATTTTGAAATCGAGTAACGACATAATTTATTCCTTACCAATATCCATCCGGCGAACCGCCAGCGCTATTAGAGCTATAACCATCGCTGTATCCACCTCCACCAGATTCGTATCCGGCAAGGCTTCTAGAAAGCTGATCAGCAAGTGCTTGCGCCTGTGCTTCAGTCGTTGGCCCGTTAGCTGTAGGACTTACACCGTAGTTTGTCATGCCGGATGACAAATCGCGGTTTTCTTGTGCGAGTAATTGCTGATAGGCGAACTGGCCTAGCGGGTCTTGCGATACGCTCACGCCCCCCAATAGGCTACCCAGCGGACCCATGCCAAGCATTCCCTTTGCAGCCCCGGCAGGATTGATGTTCACATCGTAGCCAAAGCGGTTCGTGCCCCATTGACTTGTAGCCTCATGGCCGGGTTGTGCCATTTGACCTGCAGACTGTTGCCCTTGTTGTCCAGTATCCTGCGGAATCAACCCCATAGCCTGATCTAGCGGTTTCGCTTGTGTAATCTGATCAAGTAACCCTGTAGGCTTGTTTCCTGCTATTTTCTTGAGGAACTCTTCGTCGATCTTTACCGGCTGTGCAATTGCATCATTACTCGTGCCCAATGGCGAGCCGGGATATCTCCAAGCTCCAGAGCTTTTGTTTCCGAATAGTCCGTAATCCATGATGTGTCCTTATAGGAAACCTAGCAAGCCACCGGCAAGAGCGCCCCAGCCTGATCCGATTCCAGTAGAGCCGCCCAATTGAGCGCCAGCCAAAGCCCCGCCAAGAACATTAGCGCCCGTGTTAGCGGTAGGCGTTTGTTGCTGTTGTTGCAGAGTAGAGCCATTTAGCCCGCCCGAGTAAGCTGATAACGTCGTAAACGGCCATTGACGGGCGTCTTTGTATTGCTCGTACTGTCCGGTCAGTTCGTTCTGTGACTGGCCTTGTGCAGCGTTTCCGGCCTGTTGCATGGCCTGTAGATCGGTGTAATCGACGTTACTGAAAGCAGGCGCTCCGAGTGCGGCCTGTTGTTGGCGATTTAGTCCAGATTCGTACAGATTGGCTCGGTTGGTGTAATCACCGTAGCGCAGGTTTGACGAGGCGCGGCCTAGCTCTTGTGCTAATCCTTGCTGCTGGCTGTTTTGGATTTGCTGTAAACCAGCGTTGCCAAAAGAACCCGAGCGAGCCTGAGCCGTTCCCATTGCTGGCCTTACCGTCTGGTTATAGTTCTTTGTAATGTCGCCCAGCGTTGAATCAATCGTACTTTGCAGGTATGGGTTCTCACCCTGTAGATACGGGTTTGACGCCATCGCCCCGCCATTGATGGTATTTGTCAACGTATCACGCGCAGCTGATACCTCTGGAGCGCCTTGCATTCCACGCTGAAAAGTGGATTGCCATGCCTGCGTCTGCCAAGGGTTAGCGCCCGCAATAGTCGATTGACCGAAAGGCGTGTATTGCATCTGGCCGGTTCTTTGAGCCTGCGATGCTAAATCCTGTTGATATGCGTCTTGCCATGCCATATTAATTCCCCGTTAATGATCTGCATTCAATCCAATCGGTATTCAGCACATTTGCCGAGCCGTTGGTAATGCGAACCCATCCTAAAATCACGTACTTACCTAAAGCCACACCAGCCTCAGCAGGTGCACTATTCTTGATGTAGTCTCCTATCGCCCATGTTCCTGTAGTCGGATATGAGGTGTAGGCGTTATAGGTGCCGCTTAAAAATCCTTCAGATATTTTGTTAATCTGAATGGCGTGCTCTCTCAACTCCCTAACCAAAATAGGGTCGCCCGATATTCGTGGCGTGGTATTGAGCTTCATCGCATCCCCGCTTCTTCTAGCGTTGGGTTGATTCCAGTAACCTTTACAGGCCCAGTAAAAGTAACCGTTGCACGATGCCAGTTTGCTGACCTGAGAACATCGAACTTACCCCTATTCATGGTCCCCGACACTCCAGCTTCGTAAGGGTCTCCGCTTACAAACTTGTGATAAGTCTCAACGCTTGCTGATGTCGGAGAGCCGTCGGCAGCAAATCTGAGTCTGATCTCTTTTAGCAGTGTCACCAGATAATCATCACCAGCATCGCCAGTTGTAAAAGAGCTACTTGTGCTACTACCGCTCATGTTTTGTAGCTGATGCGATGTATTAAAAATAGACATCACAGCCGTGCCACTTAGCCAGTATGGCGAGTCATACGAGATGTCAGGCAGCGTGTCGTAGGTAGCCCCCGCCGTGTCCCATGTGTCATAAGTTATACCGATTGGGCTTATGAACTGGATGAGCGCTTCAACGGTTCTATTTGCGCGGCCCCATTGCTTGCTTTTGAGATGATAAACAATCGCAGAATCACAAACGCTAGAACCTCGGGCTGGGTAGAAAATCCAGATACGGTTTTGTTGCCGCTCATAAAAACATTTTGTTTTGTAGAGATTTGCCGCGTCCGAGTTGTCAAAAAACCATTGTCTTAGCTCGTTATCCCCAATTGGGATAGGCCGCGTCCCTTCGAACATCCAGAAGTTATCGTTGCCCACAAAGAAGTGCACGCCATCAACATCGACTAGCGCCTCTTTGCCAACGCAACCAGCATCGCCGCCTGGAACTAAAAGCCAGTCCCAAACCGCTGGAGAGCCGACATACTGGCCTAAATAAATAGAGCGGGACTTATAGGCAACTGCATATTCCCCAAGTCTAAGCCCCGCTGTTAATGGTCCAGGCGTTGATACAAGCCGCCCCGAGTTACTTTGTGTGGCTACATCCTCTACCCAGTCGTTAACATCAAATGATGCGCAACAGTGCCAGCCGTCAACCTTTTCAGCCCCGTCATTGACATTGAGCGCCATTACGAATGTGCCAACGGAGTAGACAATTTCAGCCTTTGGAGCGCCTGCGATATCAGCAAAAGCGCCAGCAGAGCTAATCTGTATGGTGTTGTCTTTATTTGACGCTATTGTGTCATCACCAAACTGAGTGAATGACCACCTCGATTCAGTGCTACCGGAATAAGTAGCGCCAGACACATCGGTCCACGTACCTGAGGAAAGCTCGTACAGGCTTGTTGCAGTACCGGCAATGGTTCTGCGAGTGCCATCCAGCTTTGTCGTGACAATCGCGCCACGGCAGTCTGATGCCAAAACAGGCACATTGCTAGGCGTCACAGCAGACGGAGCGCCTTCCATTCCGGCTTGATACGGAATAAGGTTTTCGCAGTCAACCAAAACGCCTGCGGTAGGCGCTTCGAGGTCTGGTGCAAAACCGTGTATCGGAGTCATCCTGGCCTCACCTGTAGCGTAGCACCGGCATATTTGCGGTTATTGTTGTCCTGCTGGATGCGGTTAACGCATGCTTCAAAAAGTGCAGCTTCTTTTTGCGCGAGCTTTTCATCGCGGGTAAAAATAGCTAGCTGAAGCAATGCGCCGTGTAGATACGCATCGGGGTAAAGATCAAGAATGACGTTAGTCGCGTTAGACCCGCTTAGAGGATCGAACCGGGCTTTGTAGTTCATCACTGCGCTACCGTCAGTCATTGGGGCTACCTTGATTGTCGTTCCGGTAATCGTGTACCAAACTCCCGTACCCGAGTAGTTTGATAGCTTGTCGAACTGATCAGGGGTAACGTACTTCAACGGTTTTACCGTGTCGCCATCCCAATAGACGGAGCGCATACCAGTAAACCCCGTAGGCAGCGTGCCAAGACCGGCGGTAATGGTCACAGTTCCTGATGCTTCAAACTCTACCAACTTGCAGCGAATCTGCATATCCGCCTCACATAGCTGGATAAACTCTGGAATGCGGCTAGCCATATCGGTGCGGAATGACCAATCAACGATAGATGCCTGCAGTTCCGTGTAGGTCGTAATCATTTTGTTTTCAGCAAAACATGAAAGCCATGAGGCGTTGCACTAAACATTTGTAAATCCCATCTGCCTAACAACTTGGGAAGCCACCACGCGGGAGGCTCCTGAATCAAGTGTGCGTTTCGGCCATCGCTTAGATGCTTGACTGCTGGCCCGGTATGGATGGTCAGGAATGACCAGTGAATGGTCAGACCCTTCAAATCATCAAGAACGTTATCCAGTAAGTCAGGCTCAATATGCTCTAGCACATCAATACACACTACTAAATCCGCTGGTGACTTGGCGTCGTACTCTGGTACCGCAGGATCGTATCCTTGGTACTGAACCGCGTTCTCGGGTTCGAGCACTTTCAAGAGGTTTCGCATTGACCCGCAGCCGTAATCCAATATGGACCTGCTGTTTAGTCTGTCAATCAGATTGCTGATAACCTGCCCGAATTGTAGCGAAGCTGTGCCATATTTGCCAGTTTTGTGCAAATTAATCTGCTCCTGGAGGTATTGAGGTGAAATTAGCATTAGTTTGCCGCCTCGTTAGCCCTTGCATGGGCGTGAAACCAGTCCTGCGCGTGTGGTGCATCTTTGTAATGGGTAAAACCGGGTATCCCGCTAGACCAATGGAGTAGTTTGGCGTTGATATTCGGCCCATATTCGTCAGCCAGCCAGTTCCACTCAGCAGGTAAATTACCTACATCACGGTCATTGATGAACCCGAATCTGTGCAAGTGAAACCCCGGCATCGTAGCTACAGCTTCAGGGGTAATTGACCGCCATGCGTAATGTGAACAGTTAATAAGCATCACGCTAGACCAATTCTTTTTGGGGTAATCGTCGTTCTTGGCTTCCATTTGCGTCCCGATATACTTGATCGGGTTGCGCGTCTTGTACTCATGCTGGATAACCTGAACCGCGCTAAATGCGTCTTTCATTGCCCAAAGCTCTGCAATGTCGCCCTTGCAGACCATATCGGCCCCGTCCATAAAGATGGCGAAACCGGAGTAATCGCACAAATACGGGATAAGAAACCGTGAGTAGATAAATGCATTTGTGCCATCCCGAGCGCCGCCCTGATATAGCTTTTGCAGCCCCGGCAAATGGAGTGGAGAGATGCTGACAGGCTCGGATGAGTGCTCAATAACAGATTGGCAAAACGCATGGTATCCAACCGCTTCCCGTTGGTCGAACCCTGCGAATACCCTGATTATCTTTTCAGCCATACATCGTCCTTCATCATCCGTTTAATCGTGTCGTGCCATGTATCGGATGAACGCTTCTTGAATAGCTTGGCAGAGCTATACCAAGGGAATCCGTTCTCGTATAGCCACAAGGTTTGATCGGGAACAAGGATAATTCCGGGAACTCCCAAAGCCCCGGCTAGATGATGCGCTGATGTGTGGACGCCGATAACCATATCCAGAGCACCGACAAACCCGGCTGTATCGTCATAATCCAATGACTCTACAGCCCGTTTGTAGTGTTTGACAGGTAAGCCTGACTTGGATATTTCCTCAGTCGGGTCTTTGTACTGAAGGCTGTAAAAGTCCGCGTCTGTTGATTCGATCAGCGGTCGGAAAGCCTCTAAACCGATAGCCCTTGCTTGCGGCTTGTTGTGCTTTGAGCCACCTGACCAACATAGGCCAATCTGTGGTCGCTTGGTGCCGAATAGGGCTTTCCATTGCGTAACCCGTTCAGGGTCGGCCACGAGGTAAGGCGTCCCCGGAAAGTCCTCTGCTTTGCGCCGGTAGAACTTTGGCAGCGTCCCGCAAGATACCCGAGCGTCAAACGTGTACTTACCCAGCCAATCAGCAGGTTCTCGCCGGGTGCCATGTACGTTGATATTCGGGAATGACCGCTGGAAAAGACCGGCTAGGCGCTTGTCGCACTCAAGAACAACTTTATTATCCTTCGATACGTCAGGAATGCAGGACGCATACATGATCTCGTCGCCTAGTCCCTGTTCACCGTAAACAATCAGGGACTTACCCGGCGTTCCGTCCCAGCGGTCCTCATCCTGATATTGCGTTTCCTTGCGAAACTTACCACCTAGCGATGATTCGTAATTGTCCCAGCCGGTAGCCCATCGACCTAAAGCCAGGCTGGCCATCGCCAATACGGACTTGGCAGACTTGCACTCTTTGTCGATAGCAAGGGCCTTATTCGCCCATTCTGACGCTTGGTTGTAGTCTTGTGTGGATAGGTAGGCATTCCCGATATTGCTTGCGTAGGTAGCCTTCTTTTCAATGCTCCACGCCTTGCGAAAATGCTTCATTGATTCGTGGTGGTCTTTGCGACCTTCGCACGACATGCCGAGATTGTTCCAGCCCTCTGCCTTTTCAGGTCGTAGTCTGGTTATTCGGTCAAATACAAGGTATGCCATCCCGAAGTGCTCGGCCTCAGCGTATATCTGTCCTAGCAGGAACAGCGCTAGCGAGTCTTCGTGATTGATGTTTAGAAGTGCAGCGCAATCATGAATCACGCCATCGGGGTCAGTCTTTGCCTTCTCTTGAAGGTCTGAATAAACACCCATTAGATTCTGCCCATTTCCCTATTGAAAACAAACCAGTCTGCCAGATAAACGTAGGCATTTTTGATAAATCCTTTGCGTTCGAGGCGAAATGCCCTAAGCCATGCATCGTCTGGAATCTTTATATTGCACAGCGTTCTCTGGAGTAAATTTATCTCTCCGATATATGTTTGGTAAAACATCAAAATCTCCCGGAAGTAGTGAACAAATGGCCCCACTTGTCTTTGTGTCGCAAGAGGTGCAATTTTAGCTCTTTGGCGGTTGCAGTGTACGGGTTAATACCGTCTTCTACAATCAATTTCATGCAATCGCTAACGCTGATCGTAGCGATGCGCCATAGGTCTTTCTTGATGCCGATGCGCTTCATTTCATCGTCATCACGCATCTTTGCGTTTTGTTCGTTGAGGGCTTGCGTGTCTTGCGTGTAGCGAACCTTCATCTTGCCATCTTCAAAGCCGATTTCGGTCAACATGCCCGTCAGTGGGTCATATTCTTTATCTACGATGCTCATAAATCAATCCTCCAAGTCCTGCCGCTAACAACATTATGAATTGTGCTGAAGTGAACGCCAAATTTAGCCGCCAAGTATTCGGCTTTTATCTCTGGATGTGACCGTATGTATTCAACATCTTCTTTTGTGAGTTTTGCTTTGCAATTAGATTCTCCGCGCATTACAGGCGGCGGAACAAGCCTATTTCTGATAATTGCATCGTTTGTGTTGTCTAAAGCCGTTCCTAGCCGTAGGTGTTTTGGATTCACGCATGATCGGTTATCACAAGAATGCAATACCCACAGCCCATCTGGAATTTCGCCATAATGGATTCTATAGCTTGCCCTATGCGCCATTTCCTTTCCGCGCTCTCTAGAGCCAATTCCGATACTCCCGTACCCGCCTCTAGTCTTTGTGGCCATCCACTCCCAGCAATCATCCTCTCCAGCTTTGTTTACCTTTTTCCAAAACCTATCTTCTATCGAGGCAATCTTCCTTGGTTGTTCAGATGTGGTCCCAGTTCTATACATTCTCCCATAATGGGTTCTGCACAGTCCGTGGGCCACAACTTTTTCATTCATACATCCATCAATACAGCACTTCATGGTATTTACTCAAAAAGAAGTATTCTACCATTTGTGCTGTATTATGCTCAAGTGACGGCTTGTATTTTTGCGGAACTCTCTGGTTGGTCCCCAACTAGGGTAAATTCGCAAAGCAATTCTCCCTTTGTTGCATCGCCCGTTTTTGCACGCTCTTCGAACTTGATCGGGCGCAAGAAAGCAACCGACCAATAATCCATATCCAGTGCCAGCAAAGTGCCGGTGCGCTGGAAGCGATTCAAAACGATCTTGTGCTCACCGAACGGAGAAATGTACAGATCAACACCTCCGACGATCACGCCTTGAGCGGTACGGCCCTGATTAACAGAGACACCAGCGTAAGACGTTGCACCAGCGAAAGTGCCGATTTTCTTCTTCAGCGCAGAGCCAACCATAACGGTCGATGCGTTTCCGCCGTCAGTCCATGCAGCTTCAAAAGCAGATACTAGATCGGCTTCGGTCATTGCAGTAGATGTGCCGTCAGTCACAGCGCCCCAAACACCAGCAGCGTAACCAGGGGTTGTGCCAGTGGTGTTGCCTGTGCCCAAGATGCGGTTGCCGGAGATCATCGCTTCAACACCAGCAGAAGAACGGGCAGTACCCGAGCCACCAGCAGAGGATGCTTGGTTTTGCACCAATGCAAACTCAATGTCGCGTTTGATCTCTTTGCCGCGCTTTGCGATCTCATAAGCGAACTGCTCTTTGCGGCCATACTTGCGAACAGCATCGGCAGTGCCAGAAACCATTACTGATTTTTTGGCGATCTGGCAATAGTTCGACAGCATGGTCGTAGGGGTTGCAGTAGCGAATGTGGAGTCATCGCCCTCAATTGCACGGTTAGCACCAGCCGCAGCCAGTGAGTCAGTCTGCCACTGGTGCAAAGTAGCCGTAGCTTTCTTTTTCTTGCAGCCTGTGTAGAAAGGCGTGTCAGTTGGCGAAATATCGTTGATGATGTCCTCGACATCTTCAGCCATACCAACCAAGTCATACGTGTCTGTGGTTCCAGTGAGTTGAGCCATAGTAATTACCTCTTTTTAGAGCCGCTTCGGTACAGCAGAGCCATAGCAGCGTCTTCAGTGCTGCCTGATTTCGCAAGCCTTGCTCGCGATTTTTCTGCAAGTGCCGAAGCATTTGATTTGGATTGCGCCGTAGAACCTGGCTTGAGCGTCTTCGTTTGTAGAATCTGCTTTGCCTTTGGGTCAGCGGTGCGGACTTTGTGCCCCTGATACGCAAGGTCGATAGCCTTGATCAGTGGCTCGTTGATTCCATTTCGCAAAGCATCAGGCGAGAAACCGAGCGTATTCACGCTAAATTCCATCAGCTTGTTAGAGTAGTCATCTGACCAACCCTTAATGTTTCGCTTCGCATATTCGTTCAGTTGCACCACTTTGGCTTGATGCTGTTTAGTGAACTCTTGTTGCGATGTTTGAACGGACTGCTGATACTGCGCTTCAATGCGACCTTTCGCACTGATTAGCTGGTTGTATTCAGCATTGATTTTCGTCAGTGCAACCGGATCAGAATCCGCGAGTGCATTGATGTCAATCCGTTCCAAAGCTGCCAGTCTGCGTTCGACCATCTTATGATCGGCTATCAAGTCGCTCTGTTCGTGGGCGATCTTTTGCAGTTGCTGTGCGCTTTGTATTTGCGTTTCTGCGACTTTTCGAAGCTCTGACGCCTCCTGAAACTTGCGGGTTGTACCAGCCTCAATCTCTTTGACCTTGGCTTCGATACGCTTCGCCTGTTCCGCTTGGGCTGGAGGGAGTTTGAACTTTTCCCCGCCTACGTCGATTTCGATTTCATCGCTTTCAGAGCCTTCATCGTCCGATTCATCTTCAGATTCTGCGTCACCTTGCGGCTGCTCGTCTGTTGACTCTTCTTCATCTTCCGGTTCTGGGGACTGTTCCTTATCATCGGTTTCAGCCCATCTTTTCAGCATTGCCGAGGCCGCTTGGTCCTCAGTAATACCGCCTGAGACCTCCAGATCATCTGGTGTAGTCATTCGCGTTTCCTTTTGCAGCGCCTCTCGACGGATGCATTCCCCCATTCAAGTCATAACGACTTAAGGCGCGGGGTTATACGCCTTAACCAAAAACTCGTTCTCTGAGCGTCTTTTTACGTGATTCGAGGTTGATCTTGGCAATCTTCCCGTCACTTACAGCCCGCTCCAAAAATCCAAAATACTTGTTATGAAAGTATTGCATAGATTTGACGAATTGTAGCGTTTCCGCATCTTGTGGCGTGCATTCCCTGAAAATTCGCCACAATTCAGCGTCAATATGCTCCCGAGCTTCAGTAATCAAGTTATCGGAGAGTATCCGCTTGGCATTCTCGCCACGGTTAATGTCGTGCTCTGTTTTGTCAATCATTTGATTTTCGCTTTCACTTGCGCGATTTTTGCAGCCACAAAGCTAAAAACAGGCGGTGAAACTACCGCAACGACTAGGCCAAGAACGAAGAAAAACAGGTCATTTAGCATGATGGCTCCTATTGCTTAGAACAAACTGAAACTACACCCGGCGTGAACAGCGGACCAAACTCTGCCCGCATGTCTGCCGTGCCAGATGGTGCGCTGGGCCGGTCTGCTTTGCATAGCTGGCCTACTGTTGCGCGGATGTTTTTGAGTGCTGTCGTGCCGGGGATGCAGCCTCCCGTGGCCGTGGCCGCTGGGTCTGGTGTGCAGGCGTAGGCGGGGCGGTCTGGCGTGGTGCCGTTGGCCTTCACCTTCCAAACCACTTCTGGGGGCATTTGAGCCCTCCACATGACCAGGCTGGTGGCTCGGTGTGCCCATGCCTCGTTGCACATGCGCCCGAAGTCATTGGCTTGGGCATTGGCCACGGGTAGGTCGCAGGTTTGACCGACCAATTCATTCCACCGGGCATCTGCCAAGGCCTTACGCTCGGCCGCTGGCTTGCCCAGGAACTGGAATTGCAGGTTGGATGCCACTTCCACCACTTTGGACAGCAGATCCTTGGGGGCAATGACCATCTGCGCTGTGCGTAGGCCTGCTGTGTCCTGCGTCCACCAGTACCAGTAATAGCCCAGCTGGCCCTCGTGATAGTGCAGGCTGTTGGGGACGTTGGTGTATCCGGCGTCACAGAGTAGATCGAATGGGTAGCACTTGGGAGCGGGTGGCTTGCTTGCGGCCATGCGGATAGTGAAATAGTCCACATCAATCTCGCAGGAGTCACCCACATCGCACTGCAGCTTCAGGGTGTTGGCGCTCGGGATAAGTGTGACGGGGATAGCAGCGGATGCGACGTAAGGCGTCCAGGTGCCAGTCGTGGGGAAAGTCAAGGTCTTGCGCACGCCGTTGACGTAGAGGCCAATCGACACCGGGCTATTGATGCCTCTTGCGTATTGAATGACCAGATCAGCCGCACCACCCGCGCCGCCGTTGACCGTGACTTCAAGGCCGTCACCAATGGCTGGATTAAGGTTGACTTTGACGCCGCCTGATGCAACCGCGTTAGCTGACAGCACGGACGTGCCAGAGCGCATGCCATCCTCTGCTTCATACTTGGTTTGGGCTAGTGCGCTCCAAGGGAAGACGCACGCGATCAGGAGGGCGTAAAGTTTCATACGTAGTAATAACTATCAACAAGCCGCTGAATTAGCTTCATTGCTTCGGTAGTTAGCAGCGCATCACCTGTATCACTCGGGTGTACCCCGTCTGATGTGTTGGCAGCAAGAAACCCAGAGGCTACCCCTAGAGGTTGCGCCGCAAGAACAAAGCCGATGTCTTGCGCCTCGTGACCCCATGTTAGCGCCTCTGCGTTGTATGCTTGGCGCTTGGTAACGTCCGTGGCATCGTAGAAGCTAGTTGATGTTCCTCTAGGAATGCCGTTCCATAGTGCTGTGCTGATGCGTGAGATTCTCGCTTGTGCGATGATCTTTGCAACCTCTTTACGCATGGCTGTTATGTCAGCATCCGTAATTGTTGATGATGCTGCATTGTTGACGCTCCAAGAGCTAACGACAAGGTTAGTCGGCTGCAACACTTCGAGAATGGTAGCGCCTGACTTTATTCCAGTCGTTGCGTTTGTCGTACCGGCATAAGCCGTAGCCAGAAACGTCCTTACGGTTGATAGTGGCAAACCAGCAAAACCAGCAACACAAAATTCAACCGGTCGCGATGGTGTAGATACAGCAAGACAAGAGGCGACAGGGAATCCGCGTGATTTCCTCTGCGTCAAGTTTGTACCGGCTGGAATTGAGTCTCCCGGCCAAAGCGTCGTAACCACATCTCCCTTGCTAATATATTGCACGCCAAAAATAGGCGTATTTCCAGTTGATGCCTCATTAGATGTGTTGTAAACACCAGTTGACATATCTCCAACAACGGTAGGGCTGTAGGTGTAAACCTTTGCTGTGGCATTGGTTGCGCTCCAATCTGTACCACCACGGTTCCAGTAGGTCATAGGAGTGGTCGCACCGGAGGCGTTAGCTGTCAAGCTAAGTCGCAATGCGATTGCTGGAAGTGTGCCGCCATCTGACCGCGCCACACTGGCTAGATCAACAGAGTCTGAAACGATAAATACAGGTGCCGACACGCTGCCACCGGCAATCGTTATCCCAGCAGAGCCGTTAAATAAGAATGTAGCAGGGGCTGCAAATCCAGCGTCATTGCGACGGGCCGATTCAGTTGCCATGCTTGCAATTGCTGTAGCTGTAGCAGAAGCAATAACTGCCGATGTAGCGGACGCATTCATGACAATGATTCGCACAGCATCGAAAGTTGCCGATACTTCAGTTGTCAGCCCAAACGTGATGATCTGTCCTACTGTTGGAGCGATGCCGGGGGCTACAGCGTTGAACGCTGCAACAGCGGGAGCACCTAGCGCCCATGCACGAGTAGCGATGTTGTTGCGTGCGCCGCCTGTTCGTGTCGGCGGAGTCTCATCTGTCAATTTCGGCACGCCCTGCATATAAGCAAGCGCACCGCCTACCGCTGATAGCTTGACAGTTCCAGCACCAAAGGGACCATACGTTGCCTGTCCGCCTGGATGGTTTACCAGCTTAACGCTATTAGCAGAGCCGGGCACGCCGGTTACGGCCTCAATCGTTGCGCTGCCGCTAGCATTGCTGTCTAGCAAAATGGTATCTGTAGCGAGTACGGTTAACGTAACGCTAGAGCCTTGTGCGAGTGCTATACCTGCCATGATCTACTCCTAAAACATCATTAATATTGCTTCTTCATCGTCAGAATCGTCCTCGATAACAAATACTTTTTCTGTTACCAGTGATTCTATCGCAGCCCAGTATTGCGGACTAAGCTGTTTTTTCTTGCCTTTTTTGATGTACTGAACGTCTGATATGACAGTCAGCATCTCTCTAACCTTGATCGCCAGTTCTCTATCATCTAGCAGATACTTTTGGCCTTTGATAAGGTATTGCTTGCGTGTACCTGCGTGCCGTCTTGGAGCGGCTTGGATGCCTGATGAATATAGAAGCGTCGCGTCCTGTCCGGCCAAAACATACTCGCCAGCGTCACAAGTCAACGTGTAGTTAACCGCGCCTACACCTGGCGTATATGTTAGTACAGCATCTTGTCCTGAAAGCGAATAAGCACCAACATCGCAAACAAGCGTGTAGCCTCTCTTCAGCGCAGCATCCTGTCCACTCAGCACATACGCACCAGCATCACAAGTTAGCGCGTACCCCCTTGTCAGTACCGCATCTTGTCCCGCTAGACTGTATGCTCCCGCATCACAGACAAGCGTGTAATTTACCGGCCCACCACCGGATGCGGTAAGGGCTAGTAAAAGGCTCATTTATTCCCAGCCGTATATCGGCGTGTAGGTAAAGTTAATTACCTGAGAAGCTGTTGCTGTTCCTGCCAAGAACTTGCCAACGAGTGCTACAAATTCGCCGGGGTTGATAAATAGAGGCGCGTCGCCAAGATCGAGGAAAATAGGCCCCGTTTGCGGTTGCGCTCCAATTGCCGCCCCTATTGCCCATGTTGCGATACCGATTGCAATACGTCGAGGTGCTTTTGCTGTAGCGGCTTCAGCCGTTGCAAGAGATACCGCCGTATGGCCGTATGCAAGTGAGAACTGAATCGTCGTCGCCGTAGTCGCCACAGCCGCGCCAAGATTAACGCAATCAAGTCGCAGTCCACGAAGCACCAGACGCCTGCCCGGAATCAGCACCGTACCGGCTGGAAGTTGGTAGCTAGACCAAATGCCATCCGTAGCAGCCGCAGCCGCAGCGGTTACAGCGCCTTGACCACCCAGACCACCGGGCAAGTTAGCTGTTAGAGCCGTATTAGATGGCGCTGCAGCCGTTGGGTTAGTCGAGTTGACGTAAGTAGCCAAGCTACCCATCGTGCCACCTGATAGTCCCTGATAGCTACCATAGATGCGATTGCCTTGGGTCGATATAGTAGAGGTGATGTTTGACCCGCCAATACGCACACTGTATGCACCAAGCGTAGCCTGCAAAATACCACCAGCAGCTCCGCCAGTAATGCGATGCTTAAGGAACAATGGCATACCAGCTGACAAAGACATTCTCCCTTGTGCTAAAGGAAGTGGAATTGTTCCCAGCTTTACTGCTCCCGTACCGTCATTAACCCAAAAGTCAGCTTGTACGCCACCAACATAAACAATGAACTCATAGCGCTTTGAGTTGGTGTAAACCCATGTTCCGGCACCATCAGCGAGCGGGAAAATTCCGGTAGAAGTCTCCGTGCCATTGCTTGATGCGATGCCCTGCAATCCTGCAGAGCTAAGACGGAAGAAAACGCCATCAGTAGGCGCAACAGTCTGCGCACCAGGTATTCCGAAACCGAACTCTACAAATGAGTTAGTCTGCGGTTGTGCCGAGAAACCTAGTTCAAAGTCTCCCGATAGCGTTTGCGTCCCATTCGCAGGAAACGTGGCGTAAGTGTTAAACACTGTGCCAGTTGTAATCGTTGTGATCGACCCGCTGTTGGTCGTTAGTTGGCCTGCTGTCCATGCGTTGGTCATGGT